TAGTGTGATTCGGAAACTTTAGACGATTTAGCTAAGACACTTAGGTCATGACTCTAAGCGCCCCAGCGCGATTTCTCGCTTCAGCAGGAAGGTTTTCCGGACCTTTGGTCTTTGAATACCTTTTTTCGTAATTGCATCCAAACTCTGATTAAAGAGCTTGGTCGAATTCGTTCTTCGGGATCCTCCCGAGTGAACAAATCGATCTCACTGGGTAAGGCTTTCAGGCCTGACTCAGTGTCTGCAATCCAAAGCCAAGTACTCTCCAATCCTGTAAATCCGGCTACAGATTTCCGTTCTACAAATTCTCGTAGACGTACTGTGAGCCCACTCGCTTTCCTACTAAGAGGTGACACGAACGGATAAAGGACCCAATCCTTAAAGAATGGTTCTATCAACCTTGTTAGGTCTCCAAAACCGTCCTTCAAGGACCGAGCATAAACGAATTTTAACACTCGTTTTCGTCGCTGAGGACCCTTTCCTCCAACCACTCTCTGCATAACTTTATGTTGTGCATCGAATAATCGGATTCCAAGGACCCCATTGATTTGCTCCTTACTCCGCTCGAGATTCTTAGTGATCAAACTTGTGATGTCGTCGACCAGGAGTCCCGCAACCTTGCGGGCTTCTCGCCAGTCGAGTCCTACTGGATAGCCAGGGCCACGGGACATTACCCAAGTCTCAAAAGACATAGGGAATAACCCGCCTGGTCTACACAGATACCCAAGTAATCTACTGAGACGATTATTTAAACTAAAACCGACTGGTAGTCGGCTCAAGTTCTTATAACCGAAACCCGAGAAGCGTGCTACATTAGCCATCGAGATTTCTCTCGATCTTTTCACTTTTCTCCATAGCTCCTCAAGAGCAGCGAGGTTACTCACTGCAACACTGAGTTCCGCCAAGGAAATCGGTGAGGCGTCTTGTCCTCGAATCCAGGTTCGCTTCGCAAACTCTAGACTCTTAATTGATGAGACTAGGGATTTGGCTATTCCCACCTCTACACCAATAGTGTCCATAAGGACGAGGTACTTCTCAGCGACGGCTTTGTCAGCTATGACAATATCGTCTCCGAGTAATGCATACTTAGAAAACCATAACGGTTGTTCTGGGTACGCAAGAAAGGCAGCGTATTGTACAATGGCATGATGAGTCAACGCGAGCATCGCCCACGAAGACAGCGCCCCCATGGGCTGTCCGACCTTATAGTAGACACTCATAAATCCCAAATTGTAACTTTTAGCTACCTTTGGTAATCCATAAGGCCGTCCTACAAGGACATAAGCCCACATTGACGCTAACTTCTCACCCAAGAGAGGCTTCAGCAAGGCGACCTGTATCACTACAGGTAACCTGTCCGTCGCCGCCGACAAATCGTAAGAAGCAAACCACTCTTCCCCTTTGAAACGATCGAGAAGACGGGCCACCGGGCCCATCTGGTCGAAAGTTCCATCGGTTGGAATCGCTCGCAATCTAGCGAAAATCCACTCATGCAAGGGTCGCATAAGCGCCTGTGTGATTAGATTCACCATAGCAAAGACTCGGATCTTTCCTGGTTCCTCTTTGAAACCTAATCGCCCAAAGAATAAGGGTTTCCCCCAAATGCGAGAAGCCAGCCTTCTTCTTGAATGGACGTCATCAGACGAACACATCCAATCTAAAGGTGGCCTCCGCATAAGTCTTGGTTGACGACGAATCAGATCGTCTCTCATACGCCCGAAAGCGTTAAAGATACTCTCCAACTCAAAGTTGATCGCCCTAGAAGACGTTATCTTCATCCAATCCAAGAGAATCTGAAGCATCTCGGTATCTATCCACCAGGCCAATAGGTCCAGTGGAAGTCCGGCAGATGCCCCAAACCCTCCGGAATTTGGAGAAGACTTCGTAATCGTCGGAATCGACGTAACTTTTAGGTCTCTCGAAGGGTCGAGCTCCATCGGTAACTTTGTCACCTTTGAAACCCGAGCCAAGAACACGGGTACCCATCGCTCCCACTCATTTAAGAAGTCGCTTCGCAGCTCCTTCCCAGGAGAAGTTATCGTCCCTAATTTCAGATGCCCTTTGTAGGGTATTACTCGGTATAACCCGAATAATGTCATCCAAAACTTCGTTACGTCAATATCTCCCGAAAGAATTAACTTTCGGTGAACGGGATTAATGATCCTTGGTACTCCGCGTCTAGTTCTCGAGACGTTGCAGCCGAACCCGAAGGGATCCTTATCTATCTGGCCTCCCGCTACATGTTGTAATAACAAGTAACAGGTCTTCAAATAGATAGCTAGCCCTCCCGGCCCAACTCGTCTATACATTTTTGATGCATTCCGAGAGAAACCCCAAACAACCTTAACCCTTCCTGCTGTTAAATGCCCAAAGACTAACGGGATGACTCGAAGAGCCATTCCCGCCAGTTTTGCCTCGGCTTTTACACCGAGGGACCAATTCATCGAACGTCTTACTAAGCGTTGATAGATACTTTTGGTATTTCTCATCGCTTGTTTGATGTTTGATGGATTTTCGGTTCCCCACTCCCTCCTGGGAGAGGTGGGCCGCAGGTCGCCTTAGCAGGCTAGATAATAAGGTTGCTGGGAGCAATTCCAACACGTTCGTAGGCCCCGACTATTTCTAGTCTTTTTCTAGGGTTTTATCCCAAACCTACTCCCGTGAAGAAACTCTCACAGTACCTCAGCTATAGCAAGGATCCGTTGGATACTTGGTTCTATTACTAGATACAGAGACTCTTCCGCTCACACCATCAGGTGATTACGGTTCGAGATACGCATTCAGATTTTAACCTGACAACTGGCTTAGCCAGCTTCTAACCTCCTTCTTTCGAAATTAATCTACTCGATTTAAAGATTAGCAACGCTACTCCTTTCGGATCTCTGTTGTACCATACGATTATTTCTAACCGCACGGCTGAAGTCCCCATAAGACCGGTCGTCATTATGGTTCGCTTTCGATGAAGATCACTCTCCATCCTCCCATGCTTGACTTCACAAGCCCAGCTTACTATAGCTGCTGGAGGGGTGGATCCGTCCACACACTCGCTTAGTTACGCGACGCATACTAATGCAAATGCATAAACGGAACCGCTTCCTTTTATGCGGTGGGCCACCGG